TGGATGAAAACTGCGGAACATCGGGTTCGCTACCAGAAACAACCACATCTTTGCTATGCCCACTTTCAAAGATATTGTAATCAAAATACAACGACCCACTAGCAGGATGATTACCACGACGCTCAACAGGCATATGTTGATGCGAAGAACCTTGAATTAGATTTCTACCAATAATTCCATCGTAGAAAGTAAAAGATTCGTAGAGCCTTGCTGGATTAATCTTGTAAGAAACCCCGTAATACTTTAGTTTACTACCTCCTTCGTAATAATTAGAATCTTCTTTGCTGATTGATTTATTAACCGGAGAAGAAATATAATCAAAAACTCCTTTCTCAAAATGGTGAATTCTATAGAGCGGGTAGCCGTGACGATGAATGTTGGTTGTAAGGCCTTGTTCAATGTGAAAATTCATCACATGAGGAACACCATCAGCAAAGTAACTGTTGATGAGAGCAACAAATTTACCTCCATGAAGGTGCGCTCCATTCACCAAATAGAGGTCGTGAGTTTCTTTTGTCCTTTCTCCGCCACCCGTTGAACCTGTAGATAGCAAAGTTTGGTCCAATACCTTGACTGTATCGCCGCTACTGTATTCTACTGCACGGTCAACATACACCCGCCAATTCGCAGTAGTGCTAGGTTTGATTACTTGGGTAATGTATCCTGCAAATACTTCATTGATGTAAATAGGTTCACCTTCATCCCCGTAGAAGCCCGGATTACCACTCAATTCAATGTATCTTTGATTGGAGGATTTTGTAATTGACCCGGTAGTAACACCCCAAGAAGAAAAGGTAATTTCGGTTTCATCTGCATCGTTGTATTCCATTCTGCCTAGAGTAATAGGAACATAGGGGGCCAACTCAATAATCGTCTTACCGTCCTTCTTTGTAGTTGAAACAACAGTAAAGTCAGCAAGAGTATTCACCGTATCAAAAGTAGAGAAAGTTGAATCTCCATCGGAGAGCCTTGCTTGGAATGCTTCGTCTTTGCTGATATTTGTAGGGTCATTGATATGATAGCCAATCGCTTTATCATCAGTAGAAACCGAAGTTTTCGTCAAAGAAGTGTTATCGGAAATATCCACGCCACTTTCAAAGAATACACCTTTTTCTGTAGCCGCAGTTAAACTCGTTGCAAAAGATGTAAGTCTGTTATCTGCCGAAAGTGCTTTGGAAAATATGTAATTCTTAGTGTTAGCCTTGTAAATATCTACGGTAATAGGGGGTGAGCCGGGAACATAGCAAGATGCTAAAGAATTTCCTTTTAATTCAATAACTGACCTATCGGGAATAAAAAATACACGGGGATGCCGGTCAAACTCCCCAATATAGGCGATAGACCTATTATCGTATCGAATAAACAATTTATCTCCGCTACTCAAAGTAACCGCTGAGTCTGCATCTAAATCAAATTCGTCGCTAGCAAAAGAAACATCTGAAGAAGTCCCAACCTTAACCAAATTATTGTAGGGGCTATTGGAAGAATAAATAATATCCTTGCTAAACAAATAATTCTTGTTTACTGTTGGAGAAATTAATTTTGAATAATTGCTTCGGCCATAAATCTTCAAGAAATTCTGCCCGAATTCTCTTTGAGTATCAATTTGTTCAATGTTCCCTTCAAACCTCTCAATTTCTAAACTGTAGATTCCTGTCAAAAAATCCACATTTGAAACCGATTCGTAGAGAGAATCGTTCAAATCTAGAGTGAGGGTCTTGTGTTCTCGGTTGGAAGAAGTAACGGTGGCTTCCATGAGTGTGTTGAAAATCACTTTCAAATTGTTGTGCCGCCCATCAACTGTCTTGAAGGTCGTAAGCAAAGTCCCTTTAGAGGCGTTCCAAGCCCGTCTGTAGAGCCTATCTCCTGCCGATAGGGTATAAGAGTCAGTAGAGAAAGAAGAGGCGCTTTCAAGCCTGCTATCGCTTTCAAAGGTAATGTTCTGTTGGTTAGATGAGAAGAGGCCAATTGTGTTGACAATAAGGATTCTATCTCCGACTTTGACCTTATCACCAACAGAAAAGAAATCATCTAGGTCATACTCTGTATCAAAGGTGTAGTTGTTACCGCTTACGACTGCATTAACGGTCGCTTTGAGAGCAAAGAATTCTTCTAGACGAGCCGTATGAACTCGGTGGCGAACTCTCATCAAGTCCTGCTCTTGAATCTTTGAAGAAAGAATGCGCTGAGTGTCAATGAGTTTTGCTTCTGCATACCCGCCCTTCTGCCCAACCGATTCAAAGACATTGAACGAAGCAAGAGAAAAATTCGTATTGGCTTTTTCGGGTGAATAATTGTAGTGAATATACCGATAAGGCCCGGTAAGAACGAGAGTAGAAGCATCACTAGAATCGTAAACATTGTTTGAATCTCTTCTAGCGTTGAAGAAACATTCATCGTAATCTGTGAAATCGTTCGCCGGTAGAGTGTAGCCTTCGTTAGAAGTAATAGCGTTCTTTGTTGGGTCGTCTAAATCCCTAAGATTATCAACCAAAGTCGCCTTAATCGTGTATCTACTGTAGTCCACAATGCGATTATTGTAGTCGGGAGCAGTAACGAAGCAATTTGTATCACTAGGCGTAATTGTTGCGCTAGTGGTAGAAGTGTTTTCGTATTTAGTGAAATACTTCTTATTGTGGTCCAACTCTCCCTTTTTATCTAAGCGGTCCTTGTAGAAGTAAAAGATAGGTCTAGCACAAATATAGGAACGCTGATAATTGTAAGTAGAGCCACCTGCGGTAATTTGTTGATTGAGAACACCCGCCGAAAGAGCAACAATACTTGTTTCTGTTTTCTCTGGACCACGAAACACCATAAATTTGGTATCTCTAGGAATCTTCTTACCGAGTCGTGGCTCAAAGTCAAAGAAATCTCCGTCCACATCACCTGTTCTAACCTCTGTAATTCTAGCAAAGTGGTGTTGCAACAAATCATTGGAGTGAATAAGAACGAAGTAATCATAGTCACTATCTAAACTGTTGAGTCGTAGCCCTGTTTGCGAAGAGTCTTCATAGCAATGAATACTGTAGCCCTCAGTATTGCTCAAGTTGTTGTATTGGGTTCCGCCCGAATCCCCCGAAACTAACTCTTGAACGAAGTCTTGGCTGTGGCTAGCATCAGTAGAAACATACGAGAAAAGCCGATGAGCCGAAGTTGTAAGGGTCTGCTCATAAAAGACGGGGTTGGTAGGGCAGTCAAAGTTGACATTGTTGGTAGCGTCATTTATGGTGGTAATGATGGATGCAGGGTTAGGTGCAGTCCCCTTTCTAAGAGCATATTGCGTCATGCATCCACCTCCTCAAATCGGAAATACAGAAGAGTTTCTGCATATCTAGGGCGAAGGCTTGCCGTATCAAAAACTTCACTTGCCCCGTTCACGATAGCAAACTCATGTAACTCGCCCATGAATTGGTTGTTGTCCTTTGCTGAATCCTCTGCCGTGCTTGAAGTTCCGTTGGAACCAAGGTAAAAGTCCTCCTTGTCAAAGGCGAAGGCGTCTGTAGCAGTATGCTCAGTAGAAGCAACCTCAACACCACCGTAGTAAATCTTCATAACTTTGCTAAGATTGTTGTAAGTAGCGGCAATGTGATGAACTTCTTGTGTGTAAATGGGATTCTTCGTTGTAGCAATGAGAATAGGAGTGGTGGAATCTAAGGTTCCGGAATAAGAAGAAACCAACTCTACAGTTGTTCCCGAAACGGTGTCAACCTTCCCTACAGAAGTCACCCCAAACCCATTGCGAACGAATAACTCTTGCCCTTCGTGGAAATCACTCTCAATGTTTGCATCAAAGATAATCAGTTTGAGAACAGAAGTGTAACTAGAGATGCTAGCAGTTGTAGCCTCTTCGTATTTGTATTTCCCATTGTAGTCAAATCCAACCGTGTTGTCCGTAGCCGAAGATTTACCGAAGATTGGCGAGATAACAACAGGACTAAGAAGCGTTTGGTTTGTGCTTCCAAGTGTCAACTCAAACTTCACTCTGTATTTTGATGGGTTGTTGACGGTATGTTCAGTATCATTGACAAGAGAAAGTTTGACTTTGCTACTGTGGAAAACTCTCATCTCGTAATCTTCTTTATCTGCCTCTTTGAGGTATTTGTAAGATGGCCTCTTTGCTCGCTCTGTAGCGTCATTTAAAGTCGTGCGACTAATCCCATCCATCATTTTTTCCGATGCGGTAACAGAAGGAATCGTTGTAATTCCACCGGGTCCATTAATGTCGTATGGTGTAAGCGTCGTTTCAATTGTGAATGAATCCTTGTGGTTCCAAAGACCGTAGGTTTGGTCGTCACTATTTTCATAAATTCCATCTTCACCTCTAGGAATGTTGTCGGAATAATCAATGCGAACAAAGGCGTTGCACATCACCGGGAAGACAAGACTTCGTTGCTTTCCGGTGAGAAGACGATACATGAAATCACTCCAATGCGTCTTGAATCTTAGTGATAATGTTGCCTTGAGGGAACACTTGAGCAACTTCAAATTGCAAATCAAAAGCAATATCAATCGTGGTTGAATCAATTGTAGTGTTGAAGGAACGAATGAATCCTTTCATGCCGTCCGATGTGCTACTTGTGGGAAAATTTGCTGGATAAGCCACGCCTTGATTGTCAAAGGTTCCATCAGTAAACCCTCCTTGCCCTCTCGCCGCATAATTGAACGGGATGAGTTGGGGACTATCTCTCTGCACATAATTCTCGTCAACTTTAGAATCATAAAGAAAAATCAATTCGTTAATGGCTTGATAAGATTGTAGCCCTGTAGAATCAACACTAGAATGAATGAGTTGAGCCAATTCAATAGCCGTAAATTTTCTTGTGATAGCGTCCGATTCCCCATCAAACTTCTTAGTAATAGTATCCTCTAGCAGAAATCCGCTAACGGAAATACTCTTACTAGACATACCTAAATCCAAAGCGGCAGTAACCGATTCACCGGTCAACAAACCACTAAACGGAATATCCAAAGAAGGAATAGTTTTACTTGTAGAAATAGAAACGCTTGTTGCCTTTAGGGGGATGATGTTGTCCGTAAGTTCGTTTCCACCTTGAGAACCTGCACCAATTCTAAGAAATACATAGTGGTCAGCCATTTAATCACCCCAAGGTCCCTCTAGAAGAAGTCGTTCTGTTCACTTCTTTGTTTATCATTTGACCAATCTTAGAAGCAATTTGTCGTAGTTCCGTATCGGAAGCACCAATGCGTCCTTGGACATTTACCGTGATGTTGTTCGTAGTCCCGGTAGCCATTCTCCTAGATTGTTGATTTGAGTAAACTCTAGCACCGGTAGGGAGCCGCACAAGTTCCGGTCCTTCTTCTCCTACAAGAGTCATACCCCCGGAAGAAACACCTCCTCTCGCCATTGCAAAAGGAGTTCCGGGCATCATAATATTCCCTATAAATTTACCAGCCTTAGCCACGAAACCAAATGCATTCGCTAACCCTTGGACAATATATGACCCAACATCGTAGATGGCCCCAATTACAACCTTCAACAATCCCTTCAAAACTACGAATGCAACTCCAAATAGGCCCTTGAGAATCCCAAAGAAAATTTTACCCAATCCCTTTAGAGCCATCCCTAGAGATTTCATGAAGCCCTCTCCGCCCATCAGAGCCTTGAAGATGAGCATAAATCCGTCAAAGACCGTCTTCAATGCATCAAAGATGACAGAACCAACCTCCATTAGTATATCCATAATTCTTCGGACGGTATTTTGAACCGCCTTACTCTTGAATAAAATAATCAATGCGGTCATTGCTAAAGTCAGAATAATTAAGGCTTTTAGACCGAATAACAAGAAAGAACCTAAACTTAGCATTATTTTTCTAACCGGAACGCCTTTGATTTTAGTATAGTATTCGTTTACCTTCTCATTGGCTTTTGCTCCTATCTTGTATAATTTTTGATTAAACACTCTACCCTTATTTTGCATTTTTATGAATCCCATAATGGATGCGCCCAACTTAGCACTTTTTCCTGCAAGTCCAAATGACAAATAATCTAAAGATTCCATCGCCATTTGTTTTTTGCTTTTTTGCGATACCGATGTGTCGTATTGCGGTGGCCTCATTCTATCTTGAGAAGTTCGTAGTGTTCTAGAGAACGAAGGACCCAAGATTGATTTTGCCTTTTGGTATTGGCTTCCTAGAGCCTTGAATGATTTACCCAAAAGCCCCACTTGGTCGTTTTGTCCCTTCAATGCTTCAGAAAATTTACCAATAGCCAATAGGCTCGTTTCAACTCTGTTTTTAAGACGAAAGTAAAACGGTAGAGTTGCGTATCCAATCTTGTTAGTGTAGGCCATTACTTTAGCAAAGCCTTGCATCCGGCCATTGAATTGTTCAGCCGAGTAATCGGTATTTCCGATTGC